AAAGCCAAAAAATGTTTCTTTAAGATATGACAATTACTCTGCTTCAAAAAGTTTTTTCAAATTTGATTCACACGATAGCAAATATAGCGAGAAGATCAATGATGTATTTGAATGGGAAAATAGAGGCAATGTTCTTGATAGTACATCTGCAAATGAAACATTGACTTTGATTAATTCAGACAATAATAGTTTGTCTGGTGAAATGAAATCCAACCTATTGATGGATTCTAATGGAAATGAAATAAGTGGTGAATTTGACTTTTTGAATGTAATAAACACCAACAATACACACATCAGCAATAAATTCGGAAAAAACCTTAATACTGTCATTATTGGTGGAAGTGGTATAAATTACGATTCATTGGAAAGCACTAATACATTCAACAATAACAACATTACTTTCATTGGTTCTAACATAAAAAGCACATATTCACCAGTATTTGGTAAAGACTTTTTTGAATTTGGTGAACCACAACATATTAAAGGTGTATTTGACTATTGGTCAGCAACTTCTTTGGTTGAAAGATTTAACTCTTATGTAAAAGTTGGAATTAACAAAAATACTGAAGATTACTACGATACTAACCACAATATACAGAACCAAGCAATGATTGGTTTTGGTGGATTGAATGTGCAGAAATTCCAGAACAATGAAGTATACTATTCATCTGCTATACAAGTTGGTTATTCTGAAGAATTGAACAATTATCAACTTCATTATTTTGGTGACAAGACCACACAGAACAACAATAACTATTCTGTTGTATTTGGTAACTATAATGCCAATTACAATTTGACTGGCTTGTCTGCTATTACTGGCTTAAAACTAAAAGAAGCAATGATGTATAATGGAATTGATGGTGTAGGCGAAAAACCATTTACTGATGTATTCTCGTCTTTCTATAATCCCAATTTCATGTATTCAGATGATTCTGCTAAAGCAACTGCAGAATCAGGAGCTACAAGTTCTATTACTTATGCTAACATCTATAAACTATTGTTCAACCATACACAAGATTCCATATTTGCTGGGAGCAGTTATTCTGCTGACTGGGATAAGATTAAATACGATGAAGGCGACATGTCCATCAACAAGATCGTTGTGGTTGGTAATGGCCTAGCATACACAGATAAGAATGTAACTGGCCATTCACCAGCAGAATTTGCTTCAAAGCAAACTAATATGTCTGATAACTGTAATCGTTTGGACTTGTTCTCCATTGAAAAAGATTCTTACCAGTTAGTCCACAACAATACATTTGACATAAACCCACACTATTCAGCAACAGAAGTAGCAGAAATACCAAGTATGTTTGCTGTTCGTGGTATTGACCAGATTCAGCAAGAATATAGTTACCATTTCATTAGTGGATATAGTGCAGAATCAGGTAAAAATATAAAGTTCATTGACAAAGAAATGTATCAGACAAAGAATAAGTATTTTCTACATCATAGTGTCTATACACCAAGTGGAATTTATATCCCATTGAATAGAAGTTCAAATGATTTATACAAACTATCTACACAGAACTTGAAAGGATTGGTTAAAGGAAATATAATTGCAGCTAGCAAATATCCTTCTTATGAAAATTTTGAAAACTTACTCAATATCAGACAGACAACAAGAGTTCTCAATACATCTGGATTGACATTCAAATATGTAAATGGATCTGTTGTGAAAGGAAAAGGAAAAGGAAAAGGTAAAGGAAAAGGTAAAGGAAGTATTGCTTTTGCAGCAACAACAAAGACATATACTGAATTTGACATGAAAAGACTATTTGATTGGTATGCTACACAGAACATCTACTATCCTATGAGTGACCAGTATGGTACAGATGATACTGTTTATACTTTCTATATCGTAAACAACAATCCATACAAAGGTTTGAAATTGAAAGGATTCCGTCTTAATAAACATGGAAATTCTACACAAACCCTTTACAAGTCAAAATACATTCCTAAAGGACATTGTTTAAGAGTAGACTATATGGATTGTGGTGTCAAGGGCAGATATGGTGTTATGAATTTTGATTATTGGAACGATGTAACAAATAGTTATTATACATAAGATTATGCCAGAAATTTATACGAAAGATAAGAATGGAAATTTTAAAAGTCTAGGCAATGTGGATGCTTCCAATCTAATAGATACATCTTCTCTAGACAAACTTGTTAAGGATTTTTGGCCTGACAAGAAATCTGGAAAACATCCAGAACTAGCAAAAACACACAGAGACATTCTCTTGAATACTCTAATCGCTAAACCTGAAGATCTATTTGAACAATTGAAATCAAATACATTTACTTTCCAAAATTTCGGCCCAATGAAAATTGGAAATTTTCTTGAAAAAGCAAAACTTGATTCTTACTTGAAGCCACAGTATGTAAAAGATTGTCTTGGTGTTACTACACATCAACCAGCAATCGGTAAGGGTGAATTCTTACTTGTATCATGTTTCAAGAACATAAATTTTTCAAACGAATCTGGCGACTTGATAGATGACAAAGGACAAAGAATTGAAGTAAAAGGAAATCATGCTCCAATTGGAGGTCCAAAATACTTCAAGCAGATGAACAAGTCAATAATGTTCTCAATCTATAGACTATTCAATACCAATCCTGATTACGAAGATTTTACAATGAATTGCTCTGAAGATTTGAAACAAAAACTAATTGACAATCCTTCTACAATCAAGAAGGTTATGATTCTATTGCAGAACAACACAAAGGAAAGCAATAGTCTAGCAGAAAACATGACTGCATTGTTTAATGAAACTGAAGATTTATTGAACATCGTTGCTGCAGCACACTTGTTTGCTTATTTGAAGTTGCAGAAAGCAAAGTTTCTATTTGCTATAAATGAAAAAAGTTTTGCTGGTTTTGAAACACCACAATCATTGAAGCAATCATACGAAATTATTAAGAACCATTTTAAAGTAAATGGGTGGACTACTGGTAACCGTGGTATAACATTCACATTGAAGGATTAGTGCTATGGCAGATTCAGTATCAAATGTTGCTACCCAACTTGGTTCAAAAAGAACCTATGACAATGGTTATGAATCATACATCATAAGAGTAAATGACCCAGATCAAGGTAAAGTAATTGAAGCAGGTTCTATAAAAGAGATTGTAATAGAAGAAAATTTATTCTCCCTGCTACCAACAATTAGAATAGAAGTAGAAGACCAAGGTGCTTTCTTTTCTGCTTACAATTTCAAAAATGGTGATAAACTTTATTTTATTGTCACTCCTGTTGTAGCTGATAAGACAGAAGAACCAAAAACATACATTGATAGTGTATTCGCTATACAGAATATATCTTGTGTTCCTTCTCTAGGTAGCAGAAATTACCAATATGTAATAATTGGAATTTATGACGCACAAAGTTACTTGAATGAAATAGCAAGTTATCCAAAAACTACACTTGAATCACTAATAGAACAAAATAGAATGAGAAGTGACCAAGCCATAAGGGAAGTTCTAGATGATACTACTTTGAAATTGACAACTGAAGTTAATGGTGACGATACTTCATTGTGGATTAACTGCAATAAGACAAGAGCACAGTATGTTGAAAAGATTGTAGAACATGCTTGGATTGCAGAAGACGATGCTCCTGTACTATATGCCAATGTTGAAGGAAAAGCATTTTATACTTCTATTAAGACATTGGCCGCTAAAAAGAAACTTTGTACATTCAAGGAAATTAAGACTTATGTGGATGAATTAAAGAATGATGGTGTTAAAGAAGATTTGAATTACCCATATACTTCTATGGAATACTTGCATGCTGCAGGACCTATTCTAAACCAAGGTGGATATAAAGTATGTGCCAACTATTATACACCATACAATGCTGATTCCTTAAAATCTGAAGACATAGCAGAAAAATCTGTAGATGTTCAACAACTATTGACAGATATGGTTACACAAGGAAACTTGGAAGCAGAAGATTTGGCTCCTGCTCAATTGGCAGATGGTAAGACAAAAGGAAAATTTAGAGAAGCAATATATCAACAAGATGACCCATACATTGCTACACAAAGCAATAAAGCACCATCTCAAATGAATAGATTGACGAAATATATAAATGCTGGGGTGTATTTCCAAGAATTTCATGACCATTATGACTTAGCACCTGTACATAATGAAATGATTAGAAGGAGCTTTTTCCAGAACTTCGTGAACATGACTGTTGATGTCCATAGAATGCCTGACGAATTTAAGACAGGTAAATGTAGACCTGTTCTTGGTGATAAAATTTTCCTTGATTTTTCAACAGTATCAGACATAGACAAAATACATAATGGAAACTACATTATCTGTGGTATATCACATCATTTCAAAGCTTTCCAATCATACACAATGCTAGTGAAATGTGTTACTGATGGTGTATTTGGTAGAGGTTTACTTGATGAACAAAATGATAGTTTATAAGGTGAGATTATGAATGACATTGAACAATTCAGACAATTAATGCAAGGCAATACACAATCCATTGCTACAGATCAAATTGTGCCAAAGAAGAATGAACCAGATCATTCTAGATGGACTGGTGTAGTAATAAACAACAATGACCCAGAACAACTTGGCAGATGTCAAATCAAGATTTATGGCTATTATGATGAACTAGCAACCAACAACATTCCTTGGGCTATTCCAGACATCAAGTCTCTTGCTTCAACTAAAGGTAATTTTGTAGTACCAGAACTAAACACGATAGTCCGTGGTTATTTTGACAATGGTGATAATTCTAAACCAGTTTATGATTCTGTGGCTTTCAATAGTTCATACACAGATCAAACAACCAATCCTAGAGATTGGATGTATAGGACAGAAGATTATCCACACACAATGGTATTGTTCCAGACAGACCAGAATGATTACCTTATCATGAATAGAAAAACTGGTGAAATCTCGTTCAACCATCATACTGGGACTGTGACTAAGATTGATAGTGATGGTAACATTGACATTGCTACAAGCATTTACACTAATGGTGGCGCCAATCTCAACATAAATGTAAGTGGTAACATAAACATTAATGCTTATGGCGATACAACTATTAGTGCCATGGGGTATGTAGATGTTCAATCTACTACTGGCCAAATTACATTGGGTAACAATCCTGCAAAACAACTTGTAAATAATTTTACGCAGTGCGTAATTTGTGGGGCCCCACACTGTATAGGTAACATACAAGTAAAGGTCTAATATCATGGATTCATGCGAAGAATTTTATAACAAGTACAAAAAACAATTTGAAGATTGTCTACGCTGTCATGTTTCTTATGGTAGAGGTTTCTTGATTTTCTACAAGAAAAACACCAACAAAACAGAAACAATCGCACAGTTCAATCTAACAGACATGCTCCTTAATGAAGATACGAAAAACACCATCTATCAGATGGTGTTATGGATTGATAAAGGTATAGTAAAGATTTAACGGTTCAACATCATATCCACTACAAATGGTGGAACTAATGCTGGAATGTTGTCCTTCTTAAGTACATTCAACTTGATTTTTACTTTCTGTTGAAGGAACTTATTGTTGATTGTATTCTTGTTATTCAATTTATCCAACAAGTCTTTATAATCTTTTTCTAGTTTATCCTTTTCTTTATTGAATTCTACAATGAGTTCTGTAATACGGGGTTCTTCGTTTTCCATTATCATATTACCTTGTTCATCACGATCCGCATACTGTCTAACAAGTTTCTCGTATTTGTCCTTAAATTCATAAAATTTCGGATCTTTTTCTTCATTGTAGACACCTTTACTAATCTGATTGTATGGTGTTTCTAGATACTTGATGTTCTTTGCTACCAACAAGCTCCAGTCAACAGACAATCCAGGTCTGTTGTATGCACCGTAAAAATACTCATAAAGGTTCTTGATTTCAAGTAATGTTACTTCTATTTCTTTTTCTTCCATTATAATTACTCCACAAATTTATTAAGTCCGGTCAATGAATGTGGGTCATCCAATGTATTCAAATTATCATAGAAGTCCAATCCAGTAATCATATTGGCTTCTCTTTCCTTGATTTCGTTCAATGAGAATAAAATAGAATTTGTTGCCAACTGTGTTACATAAGCAAATGCAGATGTAGCCAACTTGTCATTGTAACGGTTAATGTATGTCATTACAGCAATAAAAGCATCCTGAATGATGTCATTGATGTCTTCGTGATTCTTCAATGCTCCTGAAGAACGCAATCTAAATGAGTTAATTCTACCATTGATGATCTTCAAGAAGTAATCGCACATCTCGTTCTTCAACTTATCCAACTTCAATCTAAATTGAGCTTTTTCTACATCAGACATGTTGTTGAATTTTTCTTGTAATTCATTAATTGACTTTGATTTGTCTAGAATGAATTTCTTTGCGGTATTATATTTTTCTTCAGTCATCTTTCCCTTCAAATACTTGTTCTCCAATCTTTGAAGATATGCTGGACACCAATCACCGCTTATCGTCTATGTTTATTTTATTGTATTCAATAATGACTTGTCTTAATCTAGCATTATCTACATAGTATTTCTTTTCTTCATCTGTCTTTGCCATAAATTTTTCCTTTATACCATAAAAACTCCTTGTTAAAGTTCAATCTGGTCAATAGTTTTATATAAATTTGCCAAAAAATTCCATGCTTTAGCATGGTGATATGAGTTATCATTATTAAAATATAATAAATTGTTTTAATTTTGTATATATAAAATATAAATTTTAAAACTTAACTTTTATAAATATAATATAGAAATTTGGAAAACATTATTCGCCTTCTGTTACCAAATGAGTTAAAATTATTATCTTTGGAAAACTCATGGGAATTGAAGGCGAAAATAGGTTCCTATGAGTTTTCTTTATGATTATAACAAGAGCATACAAGATTAAATTATATCCAAATAAGGCACAAAAGACTTTCTTTAATAAGACTTTTGGCGGTTGCAGAGTAGTCTATAATGAAATGCTATGGAAAATGTCTAAAGATTATGAAGAATCTAAAAAGAGATATAGTTTAGAAGATAAATACAATCTTTTCAAAGTAATAAAAAACAAATATACTTGGATGAAAGATTGTGACAGTCAAGGTTTAACCCAAATTAGAAAAGATGTGGATTCTGCATTCCAAAATTTCTTTAGAAAAATAGCAAAATATCCAAAGTTTAAGAAAAAGAAAGATAAAAACAGTTATAGAACTGGAATGTGTAATAAGGAAATTTCTAAACTCATACCAGATAAAAATCATATTTTCATTCCAAAAGCTGGATTAGTAGAATTTAGAGCAGATTATGATTTTAATAAATTAAATATAAAGAAAATCTATAATATAACTATTGAAAGAAGTAAAACATATAAATACTACTGTTCAATCTGTGTAGATATAGAAATACATGAATATGAACATACAGGAGAAGTAATTGGTATAGATCTTGGTATAAAAGATTTAGTGATTGATAGTAATGGAAACAAATACAAGAATCCTAAATTTCAAACAAAAGTAGAAAAGAAAATCAAGCATTTGAATAGGTTATATTCAAAGAAGACAAAAGGTAGCAAGAATCAAGAAAAAGCTAGACTGAGACTTGCTATCGCTCATGAAAAACTGAGCAACAAAAGAAAAGATTACCTTCATAAAATAACTACAAAACTTATTAAAGAAAATGATATAATTTGTATAGAAAATCTATCAGTTAAAAATATGACAAAGAATCATAAACTCGCAAAAGCTATACAAGATGCATCATTTGGTACTTTAGTTTCTATGTTGAAGTATAAAGCCGCATGGAATAATAGAAAAATTGTAGAAATCGGAAGATTCTATCCAAGTTCTAAAACATGTCATTGTTGTGGTCATAAAATGGACTACATGGGACTTGAAGTCAGAGAATGGACTTGTCCTGTATGTGGTGAACATCATGACAGAGATATAAATGCTGCTATCAACATAAAAAATGAAGGTTTAAGAATTTTAGATAATGGTACTGTAGGAAATACAGAAACCGGAGTTAATCAAGATACTCCTATGCTTGTGGAGAATCCAACTATGGATGAACGTTCAGTAATGAACCTAAAAAGTAGTGATTCTATGAAACAGGAACTGTTGTATAAAGACCATCTTACAATAGAAGGTCCTCTGCTTTAGCAGGCGATAGATTTCACATTTTATTTGAACTTATAATTATTGGCATTTAATGTGCTCTTGTTGAAGGATATTTTTCCTTTTTCCTTATCCAATTCTTTCTGTTCTTCTTCAGATATTCTATTGGCTGCTTCTTGTAATAGTTCTACTTCCATCCATGGCATTGTGTCTTGTATCTGATAATTCATTGTCTTTGAAATTCTCAATGTCATATCCATAATCTCAAACAAGTTAATAGTTCCAAGTAGACCAGAATCATTGTAAACTATCTTATAAGTATGTGGATGTCCACATAGAGGACAATAGATTGTTATTTCGTCACTGAAACCAATTTCCATTTCTTCTACTGCATTCTTCAATATGGCATAATCCAAAGCACTCAAGTTCCTTATAAATCTTTCCAACAAATCAACATCTTTGTTCTTGATGTCAATATGCCTAATGAAATTCTCTATCTCTTCGTCAGAACACTTTATACACAAGTCCCTTATTGTTGGGTATTTCAATTTCAAATGTAATCCACTATCTTGAAGGAAAATCTCATGTGTTCCTTCCTTGATATATTTTTCTTCAAAATCAGTCAAATTTATTTTGTGCTTGAATGGATTTTTACACTTGAAACATTCATTGATGGTTACTTCGTAACCAGAATTCCTTGTAAAACTATTGACCCTAATCCAAAAGGCCAAGTATTTTCTATCACCAAGGAATATGTCTTCAAATTCTATTCCTTTCAAGATTGTACATTTTTCCAAAATCTCGTTTATGATGTCTGTAGCATTTGATTCATTCAATGTAGCCAAGTATTTAATTTCCTGTACATTCAATGGTCTAATCTTAATTACTGTATCTGGTGGATATAGCTTACCCATTGAAGGTAATTCCAATAGATTGAGTTTCCAGTAATTGTTGTATGTCTGCATAATCTCTTAAACCAATGGGACTGTTTGGAATGTTATCGTTACTGTTCCTGTAAAAGCACCAGATGGAATCAATCCAGCACCAACAAAAGGTACAGTAACTGGAATAATTGACTTGAAAGCCATATCTAGATATGTTGATAGTGTATTGTGGAAGATCTCAGGTGTCATTGCTCCGGGAAGCACCAATAGTTCTAATTTGTGTCATGAATAGTTCAGCAGTAGTATTGAATGCTGTCATGGCATCAAATGAAAATGGTGAAGTAGCTGCAACAACAGTATTGTCATAAACAGTCATGAAGTTCATCATCAATTTTGAAGCAAACAACTTGAATAGATTTGGGAAAGTCAAACTACCATCACCACACCACATTGCTGCTTTTACTTCGTCATAAACCAATCTTGTGTGGACATTCATTATTTTTGCTGTTGGTGAAGCTATTGGCACAGGAACAGGTGGTGTACCAGGAACAGTTGTTGTACCTGTAATCAAGAATTGTGGCATACTGAGTGCTGTTTCAATGTCACACATGTAATTGTTCAATGCTTGATGCATTGCTTTTACATACCATTCTTCATCGTCCTCTATACTCTGTCCGAGTTGAGGTATTATGTGTGCTGCAAAACTCATCTAATTAAAACTCTTCCAAAAATCTGTCTGGTCGCTTGTTTCGTCAAATAAGCATGGTGGTGGTGCATAATCATCCATTGGATTCTTTACTTGTACTGTCTGTACAGAATCAAGATCAAACTGTGGCTGTTTGATACAATAGATTGCCCAATACAAGGAAGAAACCAAATCATCATGTGTTCCTTTGGCTCCCTTGAATATGTTCTTTGATGTTTCTTCAAATCTACTTAACTGGTGGATAGTTTCAGCATCGTGTATAATCAACTTGTTCGTGTTAGCCACATCTCTCAATGCTAGACATGCTGCCAACTTTGATTCGGTTGTTGCTCTTGTTCCTAGTCCTTTTCTATCAGTATTCAAGATGTTACCACAGCCAATGTTGTACCACAATTCATCAATCACGAACTTTCCGCAGTCATTACTTTCTACTATCATTAGTGCATTGTTGTATCTCTCGCTAATTTCTGCTATTATTTTGGCATATTCGTATGGCTTGATCTTGTTGTTCTTGTATACTGCTACTTGTTCGTATAGATCTTTGTTTACTATTTTAAGGACTTGGAAAGCACAATAGTCCTGTCCTACACCAGTAGAAGAATCTACACCCATTACATATACTGAATTTGGTTGTGGATCTTCATAGACGTTCATGTCAAATCCAAAATCGGTTCTTATTGGGTCAATTGGCATGAATGTTTTCAGTATCTCGCCGTCTATCAATGTTGCTGAAGAACCTTCAAATGAGCAATTATAATGTGTCAATCCACCTGAAAGATACTTATGTCCACCTGCCACCATCAATGGTGAATAGACATATCTAACACCTAGATTTTCAATCTTCTTAATCTTTTTTCCTTGTAGAACATCACCGTGCTTTCAAGGAACTTGCAACAATCTCTTTACCATCTTCAAAGCGATGGTCTGTGCTGCAAATTATGTCTGAATCTTCAAAGAAGATTTTCAGACATTCAGATTTCTTCCTAATTATTCCATGGAAGTTTTGAAAACCTGTCGGTGTTAGAATCTTCATTCTAGTTACACCATTCGTTCATTGTTTCAGAATCTCTAGTTGGTGTCTGAACTGACTTATATTCGTTTCTCGTTTCATTCTGTACATAAGAATCAAATAGATGTGATGTTTCCTTCCACATGTCTGCTTCAGGAATCTTTGGTTCAGGCTTCTTTTGTTCAACTACACCATTGTCAACTGTTTCAGTCTCAAAAACAGGGGCAGGAGCTTCTATTTCTGTGGGGGTTGCTGGGGCTGGGGTGCTGATGGTGTTATTGGTGATGGTTTCCTTGTTGGCTTTCTTCTCATTGGTCTTTTCTCCTACAATCTCTTTAGGTTGTTCTACTACTTGTTCAGTTACTTCTGTATCTCTTGATTCTTCATCTTGCTTGTATTCTGCATACTTCACATGATGCTCATTCCAGTAGTGCATGGCTATCTTCTTCGCATTTACCCATTCACCACATATCTTACATTTCTTTTCTATCATAATTTCACCTCAATTTTGGTTTATGTTTTGTTTGTATTTTATTTATATACAAATGTCAAGAAAAATCCAATGCTTTAGCATGGCGATATGAATTGGCACAAAAATAATGAAATTTAAAAAGGGAATTTATATAAATATAATAGAAATCATTGTTATGGGCTAGATAGCAATAATGGAATTAAAAATTGACAGTAATGTCATTTTGTCCTATTTGTACTAGCCCTACAAATAGGATTTTTAATATGCTAAAAGGACTAAACATAAGAATATATCCAAATGTTAGACAAACAAGGGTCATTGAACGAACCTTTGGATGTACTCGTTTTGTATATAATAAAGTCCTTGGAATGAAAAAAGAACTCTGGGAAGATTATAGACTTTCATTCAATCCAAAGATCAAATCCTTAAAAGAAGAATGGAATTTTCTTAAAGTTGTATCTTCACAATCAATCTGTAATTCTTATAATGACTGTATGAATTCATTTAAGAACTTCTTTAATGCTAAATCTGGTAAAACAAAAAATCAACAGAACTTTCCAAAATTCAAAAAGAAAGGAAAATCTAAAGATTCCTTTAGAATTGGTTGTACTTATCCATCAAAACTTAAAGAACCAAATACTGGTGATATAAGAATAGTTGACCGAAACCATATTAAGATTCCTTCATTGGGTATAGTACAGTTTGCTAACTATAATAACTTAGATTGGAAAACAGTCCATATTAACAATGTAACTATATCTAAATCACATTGCGGTAACTATTATGCTTCTATATGTGTAGAAATGGAAGAGCCAGAATATAAAGAACCAAAATTTTATGCTACTGGATTTGATTTGGGTTTAAAAGATTTCGCTTTATTTGATGATGGAACTGTAATAGATAATCCAAAATTCTTTAGAAAAAGTCAAAAGAAACTTGCTAGAGAACAAAGACTTTTGTCCAAAATGGAAAAATCCAGTAAGAACTATGAAGAAAAGAAATTAAAGATAGTAAAATTATACGAACACATTAAAAATCAAAGAAAAGACTTTCAACATAAAATTTCAACACGAATAGTGAACGAAAACCAAGTCATTGTTAGTGAAGATTTGAATGTTAAAGGTATGCTAAAGAACCATAATTTGGCAAAATCTATACAAGATGCTAGTTTTTCTAGTTTTTGTAATATGATTAAGTACAAATCAGAACAAAAACATAGAATCTATTTAAAAGTAGATAGATTCTTTCCAAGTTCTAAACTTTGTCATCATTGTGGTTACAAATATACAGGATTGAAACTAGACGAAAGATTCTGGATTTGTCCTATATGTGGAGAAAAGCTAGATAGAGATGAAAATGCAGCCATTAACATTCTTAATGAAGGTTTAAGAATTTTAAAAGAAAAGTACCCTGATGGAACCGGGGAATCTGGTACACATGTACCTAAGCCGATTGATACTGGTTTGGCTACAAACCTTGAGTCGGAACTGTTAATAAAAGACCTTTATAGAAGGTCCTCTGCTATAGCAGAGTGACAGCGTTCATAATTAGTATTCTACCATCCATCAAACGGGTCTACTTGCCAGAATTCTTTCTTTTTTGTTTCATCTGTTTCTGGGTCATAGATTGCTTGTTTTTGTTCCATTTCTTTCAAGTTGTCATTTATACTCAATATGTCACCACTAGCTGCAACCTTTGATGTTGGTGCTGGATTGTATTCAGGATGTATCTCTTGCTGTTCGTGTTCACCCATGTCATAATCAACATTGAAAGTCTCACCCAATTCAACATAACTTCTCAAGTGTTCCATATTATCGTCATTGTTGCTAAGTTCATCTACATTCTCATGACTATTTCGCCAGACCCTTAGATTGAACTTGTATGTGATTGGTGTACCCAAGAATGTTGTTCCTTCCGCAAACTCCTTCACATTCAATACTTCGTAGTACAAGTCATTAAAATGAAAATAAAGCAAATCCCCGATCTTTGGTACAATGCTTTCGTATGCTGTTGAATTTTCTGTTTTCCAGTCATAACGAGAAGCTTCAGCAAAATGTTGAATCGTACACTGGACTTCCACAAGCTCGGTGTACTGCATGCCCATAATAGCATATTGTTTCTGTAATTGTGGAATGTTCTCTGCGTAGACCTGTAACTCAAATCTCCTGGAAATGTTCTCCAATTGATCTTCGCCTAGCAATGGGTCAAATTTCGTATCATGTTCTTTCACGAAGTATGTAACTGTAAATCCGGAATTTATTGTATGCTTCGGAATTCAAGCTTGCCATCAATGCTGCTTCTGCACCATAACAGTCATTATTTAAACCGTCAAATAGTCTTGGCTTAGTCCAATCTGTGACTGGGCCACAACCATTCTTGAACAACTTACTAAATTCCTGAGCAAAATCAGCCATCTTACTAATCCAACTTCATTGTCTTTATAATTTTGACTTTAGATTCGTCCTTT